TTTGTTTTAAATAGATACGCCTTTTCAAGAGTCTTGAACCCAAAATAGTCAATTAAATAATCGCGATTGTGGTCAATCATGGCTTCAATTTGTTCGCCAAATTTGTTGGTAAAGGCGAATAATGCATTCGATACGAGAGGCTTAGTTTTCGCATGAATATTCTTAAAATTATATAAATCATTGACAACCTTCACAAAGGACGGGTTGGTATTCTTTTGATGATTTGAAATGCTAATGCGTGCGCCCAATGCTGCATAATCTGGGTGGTTCGTAGAAAGAGATGCACACTGTTCTGCCGCCAACTCGTCTATCTTTGATGTAGGAATTTTGTCGTATAATTGGTCAATTACTTTCATGACGAGCGAGGAATAGTTGATACTGATTCCAGCCTCGTGTCCTAATTTTTTGACCCGGTCCAAGATTTTATCGAACGATACGTCCTGCAGTACCCCGTCGCGCTTAGTTACTCTCATTTCAGAAGAACTGTCCATGATTGTTGTTAGATTTAAAACACAATATAGTTTTAAACCCTTTCTCTAACAAATTTGCACCCAAAATAATTTATCTACTTTATTTAGATAAACACCTTATCTAAATAAATTATCTAAAACATATATATATACACATGTACCAATCACTATTCTTATTTCTTATTTTAGTATTGTCTGTAGGGTTGCCTCTTTTGTATAAAAGGGGGTCTTTTTTAAGAAGAGCCGAGGGATATTCCAATTATACTTTAGCCGGTGCAATGGGTGATGTTCCGGGTGCACAGACCCGCGTGTTGGTTCAAGACACTTATCCGGCGATTGGCAAGAACCAACTGTCAAATGACACTGCAAATGACATTTGGATGGATTATCCCGTATTCCAGGTAGGTTCTTATGAACAAGAAACGAATAATATCCGGTATCCGAAAAACCCAGATATAGGAAGGTGCACACCTGCTTCCGTTTGTGGCGCGTTGTATCACGACGACAAGCCGCGCAGTAACATTGTCATGCCGTTACCGCCGCTGAATCCCGACAATGGGACCCGCGTAGGATATTTTGATACGCAGGTAAACTTGATGCCATTTAGAACTGATATGCAGAATATTCTGTATTAGGTTCCACTCGTATCTACCTTGATAACCTTGGTAAAATACAATAAACACCCCTGTGTTGTTTGCTCAACAAAAGGTCTGGCCGGTTCCTTTTTCTGTTTTTTATTTGGCGCCCGATGCGAGTAACCGGTCACTCTCTCTTCTTCAATAATCTTCCACACTTTTTCTAACTGTTGAATATTATTTTTAAACCAGTTGCGGTCCCGTGATACAAGAACACAGCTTAACACTTCAAGTTTCCAGTAAATAAATTTCAAAAATGTATAATTATATTGCGACGATTCATATTTGCTCAGTTCGGTTTCTTCCCACTCATGTATTTCCTCCGGGGTAATAATGTCAAGTGGCTTATAACTATAAAACGGAGTGCCCTCTTTTGTGTTAAAATATAAAATGATCCCTTTTGTCTTGTTGTCGGCCGATAGTAGCAACTCGCGTTCACCATCCTCGTTCACCTTTGTATCTGTTTGAAATGAAAATTCATCTGGGTACTCTGTAAACTTGGTTTCCAAGAAATCGCAGTCATCAAGATCGCACACTTCCATCTGAAGCTGCATCTGTGTCCAGTATTCTTTTTTGGGGATACCATTTATCTCGCGACTAACGACATTTTTAATTTCCAGCATTCGCCCAAATCGTTCAGAGTCTTGATTAACAACAATGCCGTCGGGGGATGCTCCCACAAACGAGTAACGCGGATGTTGAATGCATCCAAAATCCTCCACCGTCGTATTATAATTGTGCTCATAGACCATGACCGTTGCCGGCTCATATTTCTGCCCCCAATGCATCGGCGAGTTTACATTAATCATTTTGACCTCTTCCTCATTCTCGTCGTCTGCGGATTTTAACGGCTGACATTTTTCATAGATTAACTGATTAATGCTGGACTGTGTCTCAAATGCCTTCCATGCGTTGCTGGCGGTAATTAGATTCCACCGAAACTGATACCACTCGGGGGTTCGCTGAACTGGTTGGGGGGTATCGCGCAGTCGTTGTATTTTCTTTTCAATGTTGCAGATTTCTTCATCGGTATTTATATTATGTAATTTATCGGGGTAAAATGTGGATAAAAAAATGGTGAGCGCGTCATCAAGAATGTCGTCCATATCATCTTCAATATCGTCACCATTGTCCATATTAATATGATCTTCCATTTGAATATAAAAGAGGTCCTTTGTTTCTTCCAATAGGACATCGTGAAAGTCTGGGTCAAAAATAGATTGTGGGTGTAGTTCTACATATTCGCTCATTAATTGCAGTGCGGTTTCAACAAACTCCGACGCGTAATCATCCGTAAATATGGTTGGTTCATCTTCAAATATTAACGAGTCTATACTATCGGATAGATCTTCTAATTCAGAAATTAACATGCTGGTATATTACTATATATAGTAGTTTAAATGTTTTTAATATAATTAGAAAGTTATATTAAACACAACACACCCACAAGGGCCGTTGGTATTATTTTTCATCAGTCTCTGCAGCGGGAGTCTTACTGCTGATTGATGATGCAGATTTCCCGCGCGGGGTAACCGGGCCCTTTTTCGGCGCAAGTGACTTTAATGTAGAAACTCGCTTGTCAATGTTTTTTAATGTAAAATGTCGGGTTGATTTATTGTAAGCAAGAGCGGGAACGTCTTTAATTAGTCCAGCGACCTTGTCATAAATAACATCCTTAACTCGCGACAACCGCTTCTTATCCAAACTATCCTTTAAAAATGCAGTAAGATGTTTTACCTCACCCTCGTCTAAACTATTTGTCTTGCTATAGTTTTCAACATACTCGCCTAATTTTTTGAGTTTACTTGTCTTGTTTAATTTGCACCATGGCTCATTCCCATTATTCGTCTTTTCTGCTTCAAGAAATTTTTCAAGATTGGACATATCATTAGAGGATTTTGTTTCAGTTGTGGGCACGCCATTTAATAGCATTGTCTTGTATTTAATATTTTTTAGCTCGTGACATTCGTCTACGGTGATGGGTAATTCCTCCATTGTATTTATATAGTAATATGTGGAGTTGAGTTTAACCTATTTTCGCAAAATATATATTTATCGGAAAGGTTTATATCAGTTTAGTGTCCAAATATATTATATCTCATACCATATATGGAAGATAACTTAAAAACCATAAGTATATCAGGTATACATAACAAACGCCAAATTAAGAATTTAAATAGTGACCCGGGCGCAATAAAAGTAGCAAAAAAACGAGTACAATCCGAGAAATGGAGTTTTTCAAGCGATAACTTTGACTACTTAAATCAACTGCAAATGATAAAGAATATATTCAATAATGGGTTTTGCCATAATGAGGATGATGTGTCAAAGATTGCGGTTCAGGAGATTAACAAAAAAATATCCGGATATAAACAACAAGACAGGATAAAGAAGCGATATGACGAACCCCAATTTTTAACGCTTGAGTCTGTTATTCTTAAAATGGTTGAATGTGAGCTAAAGTGTCGCTACTGCCGGGGAGAAATGGATGTTATATATGATATTTCGAGAGAAAGTCGCCAATGGTCGGTTGACCGGATTAACAACGACATGGGACATAATCTAACAAATTTTCATCTGGCCTGCCTTGAATGTAATTTAAAGCGGCGGCGAAGAACGGACGAAAAATTCTTATTTACCAAACAGCTGAATATTATAAAGAAATTGCAATAAGTTAGATTGTTAATAATATAAAATACGATTTATGTATATTATTAAGATGGAATGGAAATGGACTAAAGGTGAACCATACGAAAGATCCAGGCGTTTAAAACATGTCCAAGAATTAGAGAATAAACAGTTTAGCAAAGATATGGACTCTGCGGCATTTTCATCCGCGCTAAATCATGATGAAAATACGTGGGACATATTAAATCAAACACAGGCCGCGTCAGGTGCGGCGTTTAAGGTCTCGAACAAGCGCGAGGAATTAGATACCAAGATTGCAGGAAGGGATATGATTCAGCAAATTGGGTTCAATCCATTTTTGGGCGAGAGCAGTTACGTAAACGATATTTCAATAAGAGACCAGTTTTTAAAACCAGTAAATACGACACAGGGAGAGAACCGGGCAACCGCAAAAAACTCTTAAATCATCATTAGATGTGTCGTATTAGATGATGGATTTGGAGCACATAGTGTACATTAATCTGTTGACAAAGTAAGCAATAAACAGGTTAAACCCGATTAAAGTACCGTTCTGAAAGTGTTTGTAGTTAAGTGTTTGGAAATTCTTTAGTATAAAGAACAAATCCGCAAACAATGTAAATACCAAAATTACAAAGAAGAGCATAGACAAGATGAGAAAGTAAACACACGATTGCTTGCTCAAAGGTCCGAAAAACATAGCCATAAGGTCCTGCATTTTATATAATAGTATTAGTTTTTATTTTTGCGAAATAAATAGTATTTTCAACAAACGACTTAAATAAAATTCAAACATTTTACATAATGAGTGCGGTTGCAAATTATACTACGCAAAATGAATTATTACTAAATAACTTGTTGGAGTTCTACAAAACGGATAATCGCCTCAGTAGAATGCTAAAGATTATTACCGGCGAGTCAAAAATCTCTCTGCGGATTGTAGATTGGTTCGCAACAAATTACGCCAAGAAATATTACACACTGTATACGACCGAAGACTCAAATGGTCATATGATCCGATTCAAGGTTTACTTTGATTACAAACTCAAGTTGAAGGCTTATTCTAAGAAGAGATTTGACCCCTTTTGTCGTTGGGACAGAATAAGCGTCCCCTACAAAAATGGTACGTGTATTGAAACTACCATTGGTCAGCTGAATTTCTTCAAGTGGGCCATTGAGAATAAGGTGATTGAGTATATTGAAGAGAATTATGATACGATTGAGAAGGACATGAATAGCCGTAACAGCACATCAAAGAGAAAGGACAGCATAACCGAAAATGCAAAAACCCGCAAGAAGAGAGAAGAGTTGTCCATTTCGGCCACAAAAAGCATTAAGAAGGAGGAGGTTGAGATTGTAGTTCAGTTTCATTAAGAAGCGAACTTGGTGTTGATATATAAAGTTGGCGTAAAACATATATAATTTTGAAAAAACATTATATGTGTAATATATGTTGTGTGAATACAAGAACATGCTTGGCAAGGTTGGAGAGGGCGTGCACTCCATTCGGATATTCAACATAGCCATTATAGACGTTTTACTAACCATAATTGGGGCTTATATTATTCATTTGTTTGCGCCCGGCTATCGCTTTTCCATCATTTTATTGACATTATTTGCGACCGGAATCGTATTACATTGGCTGTTTTGCGTGAGAACAACGGTTGATAAATTATTGTTTAAACAGGGATGAAATTTTGTATAATTATTTTTAAATATATGCGGGGTATAATATTTAAAAATTAAGTAACTGATATAGTATGGGAAATTCTCAATCAATCCAAAAAATCAATTATGAAGATATTCAATATGTAATCAAAAATGCAGAAGCAAATAGACTAATCAACACCTTAACCGAGTCTGAACAGGGGTGTCTTCTTCCAAATACTGTTAACATTCATAAAGAATCCGAACTTATTAACACGTTTATAAGGACAAATAATAAGGGTGTAAAAATAATAATTTATGGTCGGAACTGTAACGATGAAACGGTATATGACAAATATAAGCAGCTTGTTTCACTTGGATTTTACAATGTGTATATTTACGCGGGCGGATTATTTGAATGGCTCATGTTGCAGGATATATATGGGGCCACAGAATTCCCGACAACAAAAAAGGAGCTGGACATTTTAAAGTACAAGCCCCGTCAAACATTAAATATGCAGTTATTAGAGTATTAGGATATTAGAGTAGAATATTAAGCCGCGTCATTTGGCTTGTAATCTTTCACCGCAATATTAGAGAGCTCATCTGCCCGCTTATTAAAATTTCTTAATATGTGCTCGTAGTGTACCTTAACAAACCCCTTTTCTAACGCCTTTGCAGTCTCGTATAGATCAAGTAGGTTCAAAGAATTACATTTGTATTTTCCAGTCATTTGATTAATAACAAGCTGACTATCACCTTGGACATGAAGTTCCTTTATATTCATCTCCAACGCTTTTTGCAGCCCCAATATAAGCCCTGAATATTCTGCGCGATTGTTGGTTGCATTTACCCCCACAAAGATCCCACCACCCCACAACTCGTCGTTGTCGTGATAGATGGCTGCGCCGGCTCCACACAATCCCGGATTTCCCTTGCTACACCCATCAAAGTTCATTCTAAACGCAATAATGGAATACAGTTTAGAAGGCTCAGCCTGGATCGCGTATTTAATGTGGGGCAGCATTGTCAATAATTATTATTACTGAATGCCTGTTAATTTCACCTCATTTTTATTTAAAATACAACAACATACAAGAAGATGCAAAACATACAATAAACGTATTAAATATATTTTATGTAGACTAATATAAAGAGAATGCTTCCCCTGCTTTTATTGATTGCATTATTTTCAACCGTCGCATTTGCCGACACTGAATGTCCTGCAGTTACCACAATGTCGGATAGACGCAGTGATAAGACCAAACTACGTATTGTTCAGTATAATGTGGAGTGGCTTTTTATTGACTACTACAGTGAAATGAATTGTCCTGGCGATGGGTGCACTTGGAAAAATCAGACAGCGGCGCAAACCCACATGAATACTGTTGTGAAAAGAGTCCAAGCGCTGAATCCAGATATTATTAATTTTTGCGAGATAGAGGGGTGCGACGAGCTCAATATGTTAAAGGCCCAACTCGGCCCATCTTATGTGCCTTACTTAAAAAAAGGCACTGATAGCAGTACGGGGCAAAATGTTGGTATGTTGACCCGCGTTGACCCGTCAAGAAGCCTATACAGAACAGAGGACCGGTATAATTATCCCATTCCGGGGTCAAAGTGCGGCTATACAGGCCCGCCAAGTTCATCGGGGGTAAGCAAACATTATATTACGGAATTTGAGTTTGGCGGGATGAATATTGCATTTATTGCGGCCCATCTTGTAGCTATTCCGACAGAGGCATCCAGGTGTGCGCAGCGGGAGGCACAGGCATCGGTTCTACAGACTGTCATCGCGGATTAC